GAATAATATTAATAGCACCACTAATTGACATACGTCTAATGCTTCCTGTTTGGATACCGTTATCAATGTTTACTGTGCTACGGTTAATTTCTGTTACTGTTACTGTTGCATCATGTGTAGGACTTACACCACCTAGTTGCGTTCCTGATATTGTAAACGTGTCACCAATCTTGTAGTGATCTCCACGTTCTGTACCAAATATATTAACTTTATAAATTCCTGATTGTCCGTTTACAGTTTGTTGAGATTTAGATATAACTATAACAGCTTCTGTAGTTTCTGTAACAGGATCGCTTTCATCATTACCTACTACTCCATTTACATTTGTTGTTCTTGCTACAGGATTAAAAACATACTCTGTGTTGTCTAATGTATAACCGTCAACTAAAATACCATTCATTGTTTGAATGTTTGCAAGCTCATAACGTCCTATTCTATTTAAAGGTGATACAGGATCATCATCATGGTAATAATCTATTTCACCTTTATTAGTAGGAATATGTTCTAAATCGTATACGTGCATACTAAGTTGTGTTGCTACGTTAGTGTAACCAGTTGTATCTACTCCATTAAGAGCAATATCAACACCCGAGTCTACACCATTTACAAAGATACTATCGCCAGGTGTAAAACTTCCTGATGTAGTATCAAGATATAGTTTCTTGCCTACTGTTGCAAAAACTGATTCGCCGCTTGCACTTGGTGTAGAACCAGCATTAGCAATAGCATCGCCTGCCGTTACACTTAAATTTGCTGTAAGTTCAAGAACTGTAACAGCACTAAATGTTTTTGCTGACTGTACCATGTCATTCTTAAGAACAACATTGTCTGGTACTTCGTTAGGGTCACTACCTTGTGAAACAAGTCCATATACACCATTTGCGTTAGAACCGTTTAATGATCTAATTTGTCCACCATTACCTGCATAGTATGCTGTATGACAGTAGTATGTAAACATACTAACCATTTCACTCAATCCGCCGTTAATAGTAACAAGCCCATAACCTAAGTCGTTAACTTGTGTAAAGTCGTTACCTAGCTGAGATCTGTTACCCGCTGTTTGAAGTGTTATAGCATAGCCGCCGCCTGGTATAGGTAGTTCAACTTCATCCCAACCTATGTTAATATCTGGGTTTGCGTCACTTACTGGTCCAGAAGTTGAGTCAAGTATTAATCTTGCTGTTGGAGCAAGTAATGCACCACCGTCATTGTAATCAGTAACATCGTTTACCTGATATCTAATACCATTAATATAAAATGGGCAAGGTGTTTGCGGCTTTCTAATAGACAAACCGCTTCCTGGGTCTGCTGTAACTAATAGCTCAAATCCGTTAGCTTCAACACTTGTAACTTTAACTGGAGTGTTAGCACAGAACGCATCAACTAGCATCCCGCCTCTAAATGCTTGTCTATTAAGTGATTGCGAGAAACTTGACCCTGTTTGAATATATGGTGATTTAGTAAGAATTTGTCCTTCTGGATCTAGCACACACATAAATCCGCCATGACCTTGAACAGTCATATTACGTAGGATAGTAGCATCATTCATTAAGAAAGCATCTAGTGCTGTTGATCGTTTTGCTGGGTTCCAGTCATTGTTTGGACTTTCGTCGTTACCCCATTTAATCAATTCAACAATATCATACACTAAGTTACCATTGCCAGCGACATCTGCACCACCTGTCAAGTTTGTATTGATGTATTGAGTTGGATGATCTGAACCTTTAAAAGCTGCATAAAGTATGTTATTGTAAGCATTGTTTATAATTACATTTTGTATAACATCAGCCGCTGATATAATACTTTGGTATCTTGGGGTTGCCTCATTTGTATAATTTAACCCATCGAAGAAAATACTACCTTGGATATGTAATGTATTAATGCTACCACCTGCTCTTAAATCAGCAGCAATAGCGTCACATAAACTTCCTATTGTTCTTCTATATCTGTCTCTAGCCTGATCGTCCCATACAACACCTGCATATCCTGTATATCCTGGTTGTCCTTGGTTACTTTGATCTTTTGAAAAATCAAGGAATGCAATAACTTCTGCAATTACAAATTCTTTGTTCTTTTCAATTAAAACAGCTGCATCTACATACTGTCCTGGATTTGTAATAGCAAGGTTGCCGCCATTGTCTACGTTTTTTGGTAAATTGGGGTTGTATAGATAATGTCTACCAAAATATCCATCTGTTTCTCCTGTAAGCGGATTAATATATGCTTCACCGTCTACTGGTAAGTTAGGATCTGCTACACCTGTGACACTATCACTGTCACCTGTTAAGCCGTCAAATTCTTTATCTCTATAAAAATATGTTCCAGACCATGGTGATTGAGAAACTTCATCTTTTGGACGAATAATAACTCGTCTAAATTCATCACCAACTAGTGATACGTTTGCAGGAACTCTAATTGGATAGTCTTCAAAATACTGTCCTGTTTCTATTCTAATAGTGATTTGTCTATTGTTAACAATGTTGCCCATTTCCAGTTTTTCACCTATTGTGAATTCTACTGGTGTAAGCAATTCTAGTTCTGCTAAATCGTCAGTAGATCCTGGATTGTTAATGTTATCATCGCCTGTAAAATATCTAATAATTTTACCAATAGCCCCAGATGTCTTACCTCTAATAACTTTACCTACTCGTAGATCTCTGTTTTGTGGATCGCCTTGGTCAACTTTACCTTGGCTTATTCCGTTAACACTGTTACTAAAAAATAGTTCGTATCTGTTACCGGTCTGCGGAGTCTCTGCAGAGAACACACCATTCAAAACAATATCTCTTTGTATTGCCATATTACCTGATATGCCAGTTACTGAAGCTGCGTCATCGCTGTCTGGCTGGTTAGAACCAAATGTAATCAATTCTTGTGTGTAAATTGTTTGCGAAGGAGTTACAGGTGTATTTGTAATAATACTTGCTGTAATAGTCCTTGCTTGCTCTAATAAATGTGCATAAACAGTTTTTAGTAGACCATTTTGTGACCTACCATATTCGTCATTATAAAACTCTACACCAACCCTTGTAGATAGTGCTGATGCAAGTGTACCTGCTACGTGATCTAACAGTGCTGCATCCAATGCTATGCTCAAATCAAGTTCAAGAGCTCTATCATTTACAACTCTATCTGTCCAGTTGACTGTAGTTGTTCCAACAGTAGTTGTAGCTTTATTTTCTATTTGTTCATTTTTCCATGCTATAACTTCAGCAATAATAAAGTTTTTGTTAGCATCAACAAGTGACTTAGTGTTACCTCTACTATCAAGACCTGCACCTGTTGCATAGCCTCGTTGTGTAACTTGTGAAAGTTCTACAACAGCGGGATCGCCTTCGTTTATTACTCGTGATGTAAATATGTCCTGCATATAAGGACCAGGTTCAAATGGTGAAGCAATTTGTATCTGCTCTGCCTTACGTGCTGCTGCGCCTATTGTTCTATACGCATATGCTAGTGAACTACCTTCCTTACCTGGAGGAGCAACATTTTGTGCATCATTACCTACAACACTAACAAATATATTTGCACTTGATTCTGTTGATTGGCTATCTACATATAACTTTGATACAGCCTGTAAGTCTGCAATACCATTTGGAGTTCCTGCTCCTGCTAAATCACCTGGATGGTCATGGAGTGTAAGCGGACCCTCCATAGTATCGCCTTGTCTTCTTACAATGCTATCACGTGGCATTACCTGATGGCTTAAGAAAAATCCTTCTAGGTCTTCGTTGAAGCCGCCGTCTGTAATACTCAAACCTGCCGAATCAGTTGTTGTTAATTTGTATCTTCTTCTATTTCTTTCTACAGAGTCATTTAGTAGTGCATCTTCTGGATTAGCAAAAAATCCAATATTATTTTCGTCCAAAATACCAAGATATACTACATCGCCATTTTCTAAAGGACCATAAATTAGTTGATTGTTGTCGTCCAAGTCTGTGCTAGAAACTAGGGTGTCAGTTGCTGGATCAATTCTACTCCAATTTAATCCTGTACCTGAAGTATTAAAAATGTATGCTGCACCATCAGAACCTCTTGTCAATCCGTGTTGTGGTATAAGTGCTGTCCCAACACCAACCGCAGATGATAAACTTACTGTAAAGACTTTTGTATAACTTGATCCGTCAGCAGGCTCTGCTGGTACGTTAATTGTTTCTCCTGGATCTTGTCTACGGATGTAGTTTTTGTCAGCAAACTTCTTGTCAATAACTATATCATCGATAGAAAAAGATGTACCATGAGTATTGTTAAATCCAGTTACGTCATCTAGTTCAGTTCCTACATTTGCTATAGCAACGCCGGCGGCATTTAATGGACCACCTAATACTGGTTTAGCATCTGATTGTAATGTTATACTATTTAATTTTAGAATAATTTTGCCGTTAGTAGCAACACTTACATCAATAGTGTCTACATTGGCGGGATTCTCGTCGCTGTCAGAGCCTAGTTTTCTAATTTCAATTTCTGTGCCGTCTTGTGATACTATTGGCAAGTAAGCATCAACGCCGTCACCTTTAAATGGATTTAAACTGTCTGGTGTGTCAGCAAGCAATGTAAAGGTTATTTGTCCACCTTTACCTACTACAGCATATATCTCTTGAAAGTTTTCGTTTACCTTACGAAACGATTCTCTAATACTATCACCGGTTCCGTCATTACCTTCAATGCCGATGTCTACTTCTTGTCTTGCCATTTTATTTTAGCTCCAAAATTTGTATATTGTCTTCTATGTTATCATTAAAATTAACGCTTACGCCGCATCCGCAACTACTTTGAGCGTTAGGATTATTAATAACAAATTGGGTCTGGAATACATCTTTAGAATAATCTACTTCACTTCCAAATAGATACATTAAACTAGTTGCATCTACTACTAGATTTCCATTATTTGTAGGTATTATTTCGTCATTTACACCTACGTCTTCCTTATTGACCATGCTCCACTCGTATTCAAATCCTGCACAACCGCCTCCTTTCAGTCCTAAATGCACGGCAAAGTGTTTTGGCTCTACATTGCATAGTTCATCTATTTTTTCTTTGGCTGATTTAGTAAGATTTAATACAAACATCTGTACTCCTTTAATATATTTATCGATAAGTTTTATAATCCTAATGTAATAAATATAATTATGTTCATAAAAGAATTTGTTGTACAAACAAGACATGTGAGAACGTCAAAATTAGGTCGTACGCACCCTTACACACGCAAAAAGACCTACGTGTTACTAAGATGTGATAACTGTGATAACGAGTTTGAAAGACCTAGAGGCAAGATGGATGCCAAGCGGTTAAGCAACAATTATTTTCATGTGTGTAATGATTGTGATAGCAAAAAATTTGCACAAAAAAAGGGAGTAGAACAAAAACAGAAATGGAAATTTTCTGCTAGTTCTGATCTCCCTATTAGTAAACTTTAGTCTACGTAACTTGCATTAACATAGCAACAACTAGGACCGTCTTCGTGATCTAATCCTTCTTTTGCATGTTCAAATACAGTTTGGCACCAGTCATCTCTATCATAAGTGCTTACAACATCAACTATTGAGATAGTTTGTCCTGTTTCTACTTTAGTAATAGTAACATTATACAGTTCTTTAGTAACACCTTCAGATACTTCTCTTGTATTTTCAGATGTTTCAACAGTCAATATATACTCTCTAGACATTTATTAATCTTCTTTTTTGTAGATAGTCCATGCACCGTATGCAATAGCACCGTATGCAACTAAACTAGCAATTGGTTTGAAGATAAGAAATGCTACACCTGCACCAATAAGTACAGCGCCATCAAGCGAAGTTCTTTCGCCTAGTCTGTCTATAATCCATTTTTTCATTAGAACTTATATCCTCCTGGTCTAGTATTTTCAGTTGTTTTCATCGACCTTTTTTCTTCAGGTAGTTTTTGCTCGGGCTTTAGTTTAATAGGTTGAAAAGGTTTCTTATCTATTCTAAGTCCGTCAATCTTTTTTAGTTTTAAACTTTCTACCATAATTAGTCTCCTATATAGAGTATTTATGTAAATATACAAGCAAATATTTTATTATGGAGAATAATTATGTTTAATTGGTTACGCAATCTTTTTTCATCTGCACAGCCAGAGCCAGTAGCAAAGCCTGCTCCTGCGCCTGCACCAAAGAAAGCAGAAGCTAAAAAGACTACTGTCAAAAAAGCAGACTTAGCAAAAATGACTAAAGAAAAACTTGAAGCATTTGCAAAAGAAAATTATAAAGTCGATATTGATAGAAGAAAGAAAAAAGCAGACCTAGTTGACGAAGTATTTAAACTTTCTAAGAAGTAATATTTCTAACACTTAGTCTTTCGATAGCAGACTCACAGCGAGCCAGCTTACGCTCTAATACAGTGATAGCGGCTCGCTGTTTTCTTGACTGTTCTTCCAAACTACGAACATACTGTAAAGTAGGAAGTTCTTGAGTTGAGCCATCTTCTCCCAGCAACACCATAGTATCTACACCTTGGGCTTTTAACCCGCCCGTTACACGATTAGGATTTTTTGTAGATTCGCTAGATGATGATTGGGTCTGGGCCGGATTTCTTCCGTACATTTTGTTTAAATAGCTCATTGTTTATCTCCGTACTGTATTTACTCTGCTTGCTCATAGAATTGTGAACGTCTTGGATCATGCTCATATGTTGCATTTGAAGTATAGTAGAATAGTATTAAACTATCTCTAGTTATTGTTTTTGGACATTCTATAGGTTCGGGATGCCCATGAACTAAATCATAACCATAGTCCCAAAAAATTAATCTATTAGGCTTTGGTGCAATTTTTTTAACACATTCTGTTCTTTCATTGTTCCAAAATTCTAAATGTCCATTCCACTCTTCTTTCCAATCTTTGTTAAGATAGAGTATGGCATTCTTTTGTCTATTTAATTTAAGACCGTTATTCCAATTAAAGTCTGTATGTAATCCTAATGATGTATTTCTGCTACTTCTACAAAACCCACCGCCTAAGAAGTGAGGATCTGGAACAAGAGATTCTGTACCAGTACAAACTTCTAACCAATCTACAAACAATTTACTGTTAAAACTATTTGCAAGGGTTTGTAGTAAAGGCGCCTCAGCAAAGTTTCTACATTCTCTTCGTTCGCTATACTGATTAGCAAAAATTTTATAGCGTTCTTCCGGGATATCTTCAAATGAATTTATAATAGTATTGTACAACCATGGTGGCAAAAAGTTGTCTATCATATAAAATGGAGTAGGCTCACCTTTTGCATATTCTGCAAAAATTGTTTCTGGATTGTAAGTTGTACTTAGATCTTGGAAAAAATTATATATTTGTTCATGCATAAAACTATTTATGCATATATTTTTCCTGCGAAGTCTTTTGCCATTGAGTTATAATCTTCTGTTGCTAGACCATATTTGTATAGGTCAATACTAGCAAGATTCTTAGACTTAGACTCGACCATAATGTCTGCGTAATCTAAAAATTCTAATGCCCAGTCGTTAACAGCATTATTCCACATAAAGTCAGAATGTGCTCTAAGTTTTTGCTTCTTAAAGCCTTGCTCTAATAGCGAATCCATATTAGGTAAAGAGTTATCATCATGGTCTACTAGTAGATCTTCGCGTGAAACTGAGTAATGAATAACAGGTCTTACTCCACGCCAACTGTCAACTATACGTAAAAATCTATCGTCGGTGGGCGATATGTATTCTCCACTAGCAACCCAGTGGTGGTGTATGTCCAATACGAGAGCGACATGCTTTTCAAGTTCGAGGCTTGCGTCAATGCCCCAAGACATTTCGTCGTTTTCGATTGTGATTGCGTTTCGCGCTTCTGGCGAGAGTCTCGGTAAGACGTCGATGATGCCTTGTGGACCTTTTCGACCCGATATGTGTACGTTGCATTTAAAGTCTTGGAAGGTGCGGCCGTATCCCATCCAGCGCAAGACATCGGTGTGATATTCAAATTCTTCTATGCTCCTCTCAACAATTTCCGGATTATCCGAGGCAAGTACAGTAAATTGTCCCGGATGCATTGATAGTCGGACGTCAAGGGCTCTTGCGGTTTCTCCAACTTTTGCGAATTCTTTTTCACAGTATGCAACCACATCCGGCTTGCGCCAAAAATAACACCAAGTAGGCTCGGTATAAACAGGAAGTACATCACTACCCAATCTGACCATTCTAAGTTGAGGGGGAAGACTTCCAACATATTCAATCAACCTTCTGTATGACGCTATGTTGTGGACCATAATGTCCCACAAGCGTTCTTCAGCAACATCACGTGTTTGCCTATTGAGCCACGCAACTGTTGTGCTACGAGTATTTAGTGGTCGCTGTATCTCCTCAAGCAATTTCTTCTTCTGTGTTTGATCAGGATACATGTATTTGCATGCAAAACCTATGCGTTTTTGTTGTGCTTTCAAAAAGTCACCTGCTGTTGTAAATTTTAAATCCATTATATTTCTTCTAGTAATTGCCACGTTTCTTTATAATCTTTAACATTATAACACATACCTAAGTCACTGTCAATGATCTGTTTTTTAAGAGGATAATCATTTCCTGCTTTATCCATCCTATCACCAAAAAAGTGTAATTCATCATTTATATCAAAGTCGTGTAGTATTTGACTTTTATCACTACCCTTGAGTCCAATATCAATACCTGTTTCTCCTCCAGGTCTTGCTTCTAACTCTGGAAAGAGCAAATTAAACTTTCCAGCTATTTTATTTCTTTCGTTATGTTCGAGATCATATTTTACATACAATTTGCGTTCGCCCAGTGTAGCATTGCGCCCAACTACGCTGTAATTTGTCATTCCGTGTCTATGTTCAAAATGTAGCCCAGTTCTTAACGGAAAAGCACTACTAGTGAGCTCAATCGACAACCATTCGTGTGCATCTTCTGGTAATGTCCATTCGGAGTGTTTAATATTAACTTTGCCTTCCCAAACATCATTACCGTTACATTGATAAACACGTTTGCACAAGTTATAAGTTGGTTCTGTAATCTGTTCTATAGTTTTAGGTTTATCACTACCTGTTACAAGATATACGTCATTGACCATAGAGAACGCATTAAAGAATGCTCTAAAGTCATAGTCCATTCTACCTCTGCTAGGAGTCAATGTTCCGTCTACATCAAATATATATTTTATCGCCAATTTTCTACTACCCATGGATCTTTGCAATGTTCTGGATTTGGATCTCCGTGGAAAACACACACGCAACATTCTATTCGAGGTACACAGTTTTCCACTACCTTAAATGTTCTTTTTCCTCTGACGCCGCCTGGTTCAAAATCTCTACTTTGTCTTACTTCCCATTTCCAACTTTGTGTCCAACTATCTGGATATAACATTGCGGCTTTTTCTTTATGTGTTACATCATACAAGTAGTCTTGATCACCAAAGAACAGTTTTTGATATTTTTCTGGATCTTGTTTATACTTGTCCCAAACAAACCCCAGTTCTCCTGTTTTAAACTTTATAACCGAACTGTTATACTTTTGATAACTAGGACGCATAGCTCGAGTGTAGTCTTTTACAATGCACCAATGATTAGGTTGCCAAGTTAATAACTTATCTATATTACCGCTTATAACAACATCTAAATCTAAGTACAGTATAGTTCCTTTAATGGGAAGATCTTTAGAAAACATATAAGGCTTGCACCACCACCCATGTAAGCCTTTTGGTAAGTTGAGTATTTGTATGTTAGGATCTAACCCCATTGGATCGTCTGTAAGACATGCAAACTTATAGTCTAACGTACAATTACGTTTTACCATATTATACAATTTGTTTACATAATCTGCAGAATATTTTGTGCCATGTTTAAGACATAACACAAAATAATCCTGCGGAAGTGTAGAAATAAGTTTACTAGCCTTTGCTTCTCTGCGTTCGGCCTTAATCTTTAACCATTCTTCCTTAGTGTATTGACTCTTATCAATCTTTGCCATCAGCAAACGACATCTTTTGTGTTTGATATGGAGTATAAATTGCTGAGTTAGCACCGTGCTCTGCACACTCTGCACTCTCACACCAGCAACGTCCGTCACTCATTTCACGCACAAGATTATCCGCAAACTTCCACGCATGATATGCAAACTTTTCTGCACCTACACCGTCAAAAATTCTTAGCTCTGCTAGTCCTTTTTCTTCTAGTGCTTTAAGCGTTTCAAGTTCAGGGTCGTCTGCATCTACAGCAACTTTATGATCAAAACTATCTTCTAGCCAAGCCTTCAAAGGTTTTAGTCCTCCAAAGTCTACAGCCCAGTTTTTTTCATCTAGATCACTACAGCCAAATACAAATTTAAAAGCAAGACTGTAGCCATGCAATAAATGACAATGTGAATGTAATGCTTTTGGTTGACGGAACACCGCTGAAAGACCGATGTTGTGTCCGTATGTTTTAGTACTATAAAATGCCATATGTTTTCTCCTATAATATGGCGGCAGAATTAGAAGGGTTGACGCCAAGTCCTATATTAATATTAACTATTATACGATATGTTACTTATCGTGTCAACCATTACGTTAGGATAAATCCAGGATTCTTTTAGTTTTATATGTTTATTATAGACTATAAATTTAGTTTTAGGAAAACATTGGAATACTTTTCCTATTTGGTGTATCCAATATCTAGGATCAACGGCTCTCTTATCTGCTCTATCATAGTTTCGTGTATCTTTGTATATGTTATTAACTGTGCTAGTGTCACTGTACATATCAAAGCCTATTAAATGAACTGTTTCTTTTTTGCTCTTTAGAGCTCCTAAAAGAACAGCATAAGGACCACTACCCCATTGAAATGGTTCGTCCCATCTCTCATTTCCTTCATAAGGTAAATTAGGAAGTAATCTTATGTTTTTGTGTTGTTTGAATCTAGGATACCAATCGCTTCTTGTGTAAATTTTTGTTTCCTCATTTATACCAGCGTTGATAGATTCTTCAACCATTCGTTTGTCAACACAGATAAGATGATCCATTTTATAATCACGCATAATGGCATTGCACCCTATTTTAGTTCCAAACAGAGAGTCAATATCAAGCCGAGAACGGCTTTCACCGTTACCAAATACATACATACAATTATTTATTGTTGTTTATATCTTCTTTTAAGACAGTAATGTCTTGCTTAACTTCTTTAAATTTTTCAGCCGCTTGAGACATTAATTCAACAACAGAGGAAATTTTATCTATTGCCCACCACCACCAAATTGCGGCGACGAACATAAAAGTACAAGTGCCTGTTAAAATAAGCCAATAATATGTTTCATGAGCTCCTAGCCAATACGAAATCGCTAGAGCTATAAAGCCTGTCATGGGAAGTACACTGCCTATTATTTTCCAAATAAGTGCCTGTTTTTTAGTTTGTTTTTTTAATAAGTCAAAGTTAGTCATACTAATATTTATAGGGTACTCTTACTTTATTTTGTTGGTAGTTTATGAGCTGATTTGACCGAAAGGCTTCCATTCTCCTGGAGTGCCTTCCAAAATGCATACCCAACCTATATAGCCTGTTGGCTTTGGGTCATCATTCCAAACTATATCGCCTTTACGATATTGTCCACTAGTGGGTGAACCGGAACCTACTTGCATTTTTTTGTTTTCAAATTTTATCGGGCCTGCAACAGCAAGATCGCTGTCGTCTGAAATTGTGTTTACACCAACACCTAATTTACCATGTACTGTAACCCTTGCTGAGTCACTGTTCTTGTTACCTAGGTGTATTTTACCATTAGCACTTACACTAATTCTAGTTGTATTGTCAGTTATAATTTCTAGGTCATGTGTTGTATATGTTCCTAATTTGATCTCTGGTTGATCTATATCAATAACAAACTCAGAATCAAAGCCCATTATACCAACAGCACCATTAGGTGCTTCAGTACCAATACCTAGCCTATCAGCATCGCTGTTCCAAAATAGATGTTGACCAAAAGAAACATTGCCTCTAACATTTAACTTATGAAGTGTACCTACTTCTCTAAGGCTACTTGTTTTAATATCAGGGCCTAGTGAATCTTTGCTTAGAACATAGTTGCCGTTTACAAAGTATGCAGCATCTGCATGTAAATCTATTGGATCACTACTCCAAAGTCTATCTGGATTAGGTCTGTACACAAACTGTTTTGTAGGTTGTCCTTTTTGCACCCACAATAATCCTTTATTATAGATGTTACCATCTGCATCATTGAATTCAAGTGGTCCAGATCTTTCATTTCTAACGTCTGCTGTAACTTCGTCAACATGAAGTTTTTTTGCATAAACTTCGCCGTCTACATGTAAATTACCAGAAACATTTGTGTCGCCTACTAGTGTTTCTACGTCTATTGTATCAGTTAGTATTCCATCGTCATTTACAAACACTACAAGTCTAGTTGACTCGTCTTTAATACCGGTGCTTTTAAACTTAGATATTGTACCTCCTTGAATTAAGTCTCCACTTAGGCTGTTATTTGCTAGTTTTGACATGTCAGGAGTGTTGTCTATGCTTGCTAAAGCATCAACAACTTCTGCTAAAATAGGTAGTCCTTCTACAGCAATACGGACTTTATTAGGATCTGGCTTCTTCATGTAAGTATTTATCAGTTTACTTTAAGAAGCACTGTATCCGGATTACAACGTCCGTTTAGTTTTGTATCAGTAGTTTTTATCTCCTCTAGAAACTTGCGTAATGCTACTTTACCTGCATTTTTAAACTCTTTTAGTTGTTCTTCTGGCTTACGTAGCGTCTTTTGAATACTTTCTTTTTCGTCAAACCCTATTATTGTTGTGCCTTTAACACTAAGTCCAGTACCGTCTCTAGCAAGACCTTTTGGATCTATATTTGATGCAACATATTTGCCTAGTTTACGTGTCTTACTGTTAAACACCCACAGCTCACTAGCACCTACAATAAGTGTAGGATCAATACTTGCAAGTGAATACTTGTCATCTGCTTTGTTAAACTTCAACTTCTCTACAATTTTACTTGCAGATCGTTGCTTAGGCTTACGTGGTTTACGTGTTGCCTTAGCTTGCTCAATAATAAAGTCTAGCTCTGCATTCACGGTTTCGATTGCTTTGCGATATTTTGCAATATCAGATTTTTTGTGATCTGCGTAACCTTCTTTTAGTTGTTCCCACATATCTCTTTCGTGTTCGTCCATTTTTGCCAACTGTCCTTTTGTTGGCATTCTTTCTAGGTCGTCAAAGTCTACTAGTTCCGACTCCCAAAAAGATTTCATTTTGCGAGCGTGAGCTTGACTTGGTTGAACTTTTTTAAAATATGCTTTAAAGTCAAACCCTTTTGGGTCAAACAACTTTGGGTCTTGTACCCAAACTTCCAACCATTCGTCAATTGGTTCAGACATATCATATGCCTGGTCTCTTATACGTTCTTGTATTGTAGGAACGTAGACGTTTGCTTTTGCTTTTTCTTCTTTTGTTTTAACTTGAACAGCCTTTGAGCCACCTTCAATGTAAGTTTCAATTCGTTTTTTAAGGAATTCGCTAGGACCTTTCTTAGGACCCATTGTGCCAGCAAGACTTTGCCAATGCTCATCTTCTCTCTTTACATAGTCAGGAGCACCATCTAAAAATGATTGTGCAACAATAGCACTTGTAATACTGATGTAAGTATTAGGCATTGCCTTTGCGTGTTTTATTTGTTCTTTAGTATATTCTCCGCTTGCTTCCATCCATTTGAATATACTAGGATACAAATCAGCTGGCTTATAATTTTCATAGTAAAAAGATCTTACATATTCTCTATGACGGTGAATCTGTTCACCCGTCCATTCTTCCCAGCCATCCCAACTAGGCGCTGTAAGTTTAGCACCGCGTTTTAGACGAGGAGCCGCTCTAGGTTTTTTTCTTTTAGTCTTCGGCAGGGCCATTTAAAATCTCCAAAAAGTTTATTACAAAAAGTATATATGCAAAGATTAAAAAAGTCAATCTTTTTTCAAACGTAGCACAGTTTCATACTTGCCAGCAAATTCTCCTGTTATAGTAACTCTATGTCCGTAGGAAAAATCGTCTGGTGCTATAGTGTACTTAATATTTTTTCCGTACTTCATAGCAAATTTACCTTGCTGAGTTTGTTGCCATTCCCAAATTGGCGCTGTCACGTAAATATGCGGGTCCTCTACATCTCCCATCGTAAACTCATGCAAAACAAACTGTTTCTTCATCTTCAGTCCAATAAACATTCTTTAAATCGAAACTACTAATTAATTGCATACATCCTGGACACGGTTTTGCTAGTCCGGGAACAAATGTAGTTCCATATGGTTGAGTTTTCTTCAACCGTACAATGTACATATCACATTTTGATAATTGATCAACAGAAATGATTCTTAATGCATTTTTAATAGCATCAACTTCTGCATGTAAGTAGATTTGCCCATCCCTGTAACCGTTAGATTCACACATTAAGGGATGGGTCTTATAACTGTTTATACCTGTTGCAATTAGATGTCTTTTATAGATAATACCGGCAGCCATTTTAACACGGCCTTGAACTCCAGGATTATCGTATGCAACCTGTAACAGTTTTTTGCGAATAAGAGAGTGCAACTCATGATGCCTTTATTTTTTCTTGAGCTCGTCTAAGATCTCATCACGTTCTGCTAGAAAGTCATTGTATCTATTACGCACAATATCAACTGTCATATCAACAAATATTAAAATAGGCGTAATAAAAAATCCGTTCTCAACAAGCATTCCAAATACAATACCTAATATAAAATATCCAAGCATGCGTTTGCTGTAAGGTTGCCATTCTTGAAAGTTAAAATTCCATTTAAGGAAATACCAAATGTGTTTCATGTCACTATCCTTCGTTTTCTAAGTCCCAAATACAACGAGCATTTTCATACTTTTTACTTTTTGTGTATTTGTAAAATTTATATTTTTTCGCCGGCTTCGAATCCCCGGAACGTTTTAAATCTTGGAAAACGTAACGAGTAAGTGCCGTCTTGATTTTGCGTAATTGCATCTGCTCGTACCTCTACAAGTTGGCCAACCAAAGACCCACGATTGCTCCAAAAGGTATCGCGATCAGCGTCACTAAACCCGCTACCGCAATTGACCTCAACCATCCGTCCATCATCCTCACCGCGGCATACGAGTGCTCCAAGTCTTCCTTCATTTCTTCCTGTTCCTTCTTCGACATCTACTACCTCCAATGTTACTTCAATAAATGGCTTTGCTTTAAGCCATGCATGAGTACGTTTACATTCATAAGGAGCATCAACGTCCTTAATCATAACACCTTCATATCCACCGTCTACAGCCGCTTTATTAAGCTCTGTAAAGCGTTTTTCGCCTTCGGGAGTACTTAGGTCTACTGTTTCCCAATCAAGTGCTTGTACGTGCTTTAAAACGCTTTTATGATCTTCTACCCAATACTTTACCATAGCACTACGTTCATGCTGTGGTTTGTCATACTTTCCGTTTAAGAAGTTACCCAAAGGTGCCATGTCAAACAAATGTAGTACAGCATCGTTTGCACTTACATTGTCCTTACGATGTACCTGTTTCATTAAGTCTTGAAAGTTAGCACTCATTACTTCGCCGTCGAGCATAAGCGGATACGGTGCAGGATAATCTTTTAGTACTTCTTCTATTTCTGCAATGATGTGTCCAAAGTTGTGAAACTGTTTACCATTACGACTGAACATCTCAACTTTGTTACCACGTATAGTAGTAAGAACACGAACGCCATCTAATTTGATTTCAATTTGTTTCTTGCCAGTCATTTTCTTTTCGTGTTTAGCAGAGTCGTGTGCCAATGAACAAGTGAATACCGGTACAGTACCAGGCACCACTTTGTTCACGGTCTTTTCACTTACTCCGCAACGTAAATCTTTAATAAGGATACGGCGATACCAATCATTCCATTGTTCTGTAGTAGCCACACCCATTGCTAATTCAATAGCATAACGTGCCGCATGTCCGGTTAGTTCACGCTGTTGTAGTTTTTCAGCAAGTTCTTTAAACACAGACCAAGACAATCCTTGTCCAGTTAATATATCTGAACGTTCAGGTACCTGCTTTACTCCAAATGTTACAAGCGGATCTAGTGCCATTGTAAGACCTTCAAAGAACTCAGGAAGTCCTTCTTCGTGTGCTTGTTTTAGGATTGCTTCTTTGCCCAAGCGACTGTTGTCTGCTTCAAGTTGCCTAATAATTGCGTCTGGTTGTGTTCTCATGCCATTGCCCTCTCAACTTTTTTTACAATAGATTTAGAATGTTTGCAATACCCATGGTATCCAAAACCTGTACAATCACAGTTAAATCCACGATCATGTAATGTGACGGAATACTCATTCCCTTTACTTCCTTGTACTGGCCAAACAGTTCCTACCATCCAATGTCCTTTTGGATTAAAAAGAGTAGGCTTCAAAAACTTCTCTTGAAACCTACTCATCGTGTTACCTGATTTTTTGCAATTTCAACTAACTTTGCATCTGCTTTAGTTAATACATCTAAAAGCAAACGCTTTTCTTCTAAGTATACTTTTGCAAACTTAGGATCATGTGCAACAATACTTTCAGTGTTGTCAATCATGTCTGCAACTTTGATAGTCTGTACACATGCAGGTGCCTTACTAAGTCTATCACGATCCATTGCTTTACGTGCTTTACGATTAGGACCACCTTCAACTTTGGGCGGGTCACTAAGTAAAACAACCATATCAGCAACTTCAATACCAAATGCAAAAGCAATATCTTCTTTTGTAATTTTAGTATCTTCGATGACATCGTGCAACAAAGCGGCCGCTAACACCTTCTCGTCCTTGATTACTGTGCTAACAAGGTTCATTACTCTAATAGGGTGTGTAACGTATGGTTCGCCTGTGTATTTACGAACTTGTCCGATAGCCCCGTGTGCGGCTGTAGCGAACAATTTTGCTTGATCTACTAATGTCATTGTGTGCCTCTACTTTGCCTAATTTATGTATATATTATAGCAAAGGATTAGGGCATTGTCAACCATTTTTGAAAGAAATTTTGGCATTAAATGACAGGCTTATTCTAGTGTCATCTGTGTCATTTGGCCTTACACCGTGATATATCCAACTAGGAAATAGTATAAGTTTCCCTATTTCTGGGTGATAATATATGCATTCATCTGGTGCAAAATAGTGTGAGCTTACTAGGCTTGTAAGAGGATTCATCAAATATAGAGAACCGTCTTGTTTGTTTGTTTGAAAGTAATACACGCCACTTATATCAAAACCACCGTGATTATGTACAGTAGTGTGTTCACCTTTTTGAGTACTTGTAAGCCAAGAATTCTCTATCTTAACTGTATATTCTTCGTGTTTGAACGCGGCTAGATATTGTTTGATGTGTTGTACAAATAATTTTTTTGTAAAACGTAGTTTATACTTGTCTATGTAATTAGTTTTAAATGTTGGATCGCTTAGACTATGATTTGTCTCTCCCCAACCTTTGTGTTTTGAAAACTCAACGCTAGGCAAAGTATCGCTTATTTCTGTCTGCACCTTATTAAGATCTTCACCTTTGATGAAGTCATAATAAGCAGGTGTATAGAACCATGCTTCAACTGGCATATTTACATAGTATCCTTTCTAGAATGGTGGAGCCGACAGGGGTCGAACCTGCGACCTACTGGATGCAAACCAGTCGCTCTCCCAACTGAGCTACGGCCCCTATCATAGATATTTACCTACCAAAAAACCTAAAAGAAATATGAACCAATCAAATACAAAATGCATCAGAAACGAAATTGCAAAAATTTCTTTCCAGTGTACTTTACAGATATCTAACCATTCTGCTATCTTTTTCATACTTCTTCCTATAAATGGTGCCGGATGTCGGATTCGAACTGACGACCTACTGATTACAAATCAGTTGCTCTACCAACTGAGCTAATCCGGCGTAACTTACTCTACATTACTTAGTGGTGTATCTTCTTCCAAATCATCAAACTTGGTTTTGACAAAATCTGATGCAATCATTTTTACATCTTTTCCAGACGCTCTCATTTCCATTTCAGCCTCGAAGACTTTCTTTAAACTTCCGGGCCCTTCCCAAATATCGTTCATAACTTCGTTGATTTGATCTAACGACACTCTTCGAATTCTTGCTTGACCAAAATAATGTTGCAAAAAACCAATTAAAGCTTCTGGAATTAATCTATGGTCTGAAAAAGCCCATGTACCATTAAAACCATTTACTGAATAAGGGTTGTCGATATCTTTGTTGTGAAACTTCATTCTATCTTCAACTGATCTTAATTCTAACATACATACTCCTAATTAAAAAACACATTATAACACATATTTTGTCAATGTCAACCATTTGGAGCGGGATACGGGAATCGAACCCGTCTCGTCAGCTTGGAAGGCTGTCATAATACCACTATACCAATCCCGCAATCTGGCGGAGAGTGAGGGATTCGAACCCTCGATACAGTTGCCCGTATAACACCTTAGCAGGGTGCCGCTTTCGACCACTCAGCCAACTCTCCTAAAGTATACACTCCCAGTTTATCAGTCTGTTGCAAGTTGCTATACTTCCTGCAGAGTGTATACTATCTTGGTAGCCCGTAGGAGAATCGAACTCCTGTTGCATGGATGAAAACCATGTGTCCTAACCACTAGACGAACGGGCCATAATTTTTTTGGCAGGCGAACAAGGAATCGAACCTCAGTTTACAGTTTTGGAGACTGTCGTGTTACCACTACACCATTCACCCAGCGTATATTACTATACAGTCAAGATTCTGTCTTGTCAACCTCGACTTTTGTTACACGATCATATTTAAAACTACGCCAACCCTTTGCATTGATATCCCAAACAGTTACGTTACCAGCTGGTGGTTTTTTATCTGTTTTGGGCTTATGCTCTTCAGGGATAATGTCAAACGACTTAGTGCATGTCATTACACGCTCTGCGCCGTCTAACTTGTTGAAAGTTACAACTAGGACAGTTTCTTTCAACATGGTATTTAGTTCTTCTTCTGTAGGGATTCCTTTCTTATCAGCAACAAACTCTTTTAGTTTGTCAACATGCCAGATTGCACTACTCATAGTTCTTCTACTATTCCTAGAAGTTCTGCAACTAAAAACAATCCTGGCAACCACATAATATTTGCGCCAAGCAATACAGCCACACACCCTGCAATTCTTAAGCCACTTTTTACTAAACTAATATAAAAATGCTTAAGGCCAGGATCTTTAGACGCTGGAATAATGACTTTTTCAGGAATAGGCATTAGCGTTTCTCTACAATTTGATCTACTAAGCCATAATCAAGAGCTTCTTGGGCAGACATAAATGTATCTCTGTCCATGTCTCTTTCAAATTCTTCGTAGGTCTTACCTTTTGAATTATGCTTTACATATAATTCAGTTAAGGTTTCTTTCATCTTTGTGATTTCCTTATACTGAATTTCAATGTCACTTGCCATGCCTTGTGTTCCGCCACTAGGTTGATGGATCATGTGTCGTGCATAAGGTAACATTTTACGTTTGCCTGGTTCACCTGCCTGTGCAAGGAAACTACCCATACTACATGCTTGTCCTAACACAATAGTATGTACAGGCGATTTAATAAATTGCATAGTGTCATAAATGCTCATGCCACTAGTAATAACGCCTCCTGGGCTATTAATGTAAAAGTTAATAGGCTTGTCTGGATTTTCACTTTCCAAGAACAACATTTGTGCTACAATTAGATTAGCACTATTATCTTCAACAGGACCATTCAGCATAACTATGCGGTCTTTAAGAAGTCTACTGTAAATATCGTATGAACGTTCGCCTCTTGACTCTTGCTCAACAACCATAGGAATTAGCGGCATTATTTTACCTCCACTTTAGTTAACGGACGGACACTAGAAGTATCATTATAGTCGCCACTAGGATTATACTCGCGTCTTGTAACATATTCCGTAAGCATTCCATCTGGCTTAACACGAACAGTTTTAATTTCTCTATACAGAACACCTTCTGTATCTTCTACAAGTGCCGCACTAAATGGTCCTTCCATGATCTCTACTTTCTGTTTCATTAAAATCTCCCTTTAATTACACGCTCGTTTGGTCCTTTAGAAGTAAACTCCATGCCGTGAGCATTACCTATATAAATTTTACCATTCCAGCGCATGTGAATTTTGTTAGTTGCAATGAATGCATCAAAAGATTCATTTGCTCTAACGTTGTCAACTTCTACTTCAACTGATTGCTCGTTGCGAGTATTAGTTAAAATTGCCTTATTGTCATATATTGTTTTCATGTCTTTCCTAATAATTTAAGATTTAATACAAAGTTTTCTACTAGTAGTTTAACAATAATTGCGCCATCTGTCAAGTGATTTCTTTCCATTTCTAGCACATGAGTTGCCATCATAATGTAGGCCTGTTCTTCTGTAATCGCAAGTTCGCCCCAATCAATTGGATCTACAGTTTCACACTCCTTAGCAAGGATTACTAGATTACGAACCGCTTCATCGTCTACTTCAAACATATCTGTCATACTGTTAAACTCGCTACTAAATTCATTGCAACCGCTGTGCCACTTATACTTGATCCGATCATAATTGCCCTATCTCCCCAAGCCATGCCAACAAACACCCATCCCATTGAACTAAGGATATAAGACACTTGTCCAATTTGTGTGAATCCTGCACTGATACTAAACACTCCAAATACCGCTAATACCATCGCACACCACTTTACATACCAGTCTATAGTTCCTGTTGGCGTAGTAGGTGTAAGATCTTCTACTTCTGTTTGAAGCTCTGCAAGTTCTGCTTTTAGACGTTTGCGTTCTTTAGACAGTTCCATCGCAAGATTACGAGCTCTTGTCTGAGAGGACATCTCTTTGTATTCTTCTTGCGTTGTTGTGTCTTTTAATTCCATTTCAATCCCAGAGGTTTTCATAATATTTTCCAAATAGTCGGAATCCATTACTTATTCTTTCTTGATATTTCTTTCTACCTTCCCAATTATACACCTTGGTGTGATTAGGTCCTTCTACCATTTGGCTGTTGCCATCTTCCAGCTTCTTCCACTGTAGGTCGCTTTCACCAGTTTCAAACTGATCTTCCCAGTCGTCATTGACCTTGCTGTCAAACGCAAAGATCATTTCGTCTAGCACCCAGTCCCAACGTTCAAAGTGTGTGCTGTCAGTAGTACCGTTGTCACGTTCTTTCTTAGTCAGTTTCTTAGGTTTTAGTTCTGGTGGACAATCCTTAGGATCAACTAAAGGAGCACCGTGCTTGGTTTCTTTTAGTTGCTTGAGCATAGGAAGTACGATAAGAGCAAGAGTATGATCCATGCTCCAAGTATCCCAGCGATCAATGTGTACTTTAACAGTACGCTTCTGCTTACTGTGGATCCACGATAGGAACTTATAGAGCCACGTCTTAGGACGGTCTTCCCACATGTCGTAAACTTCGCCTACTTCAGGTTCAGGCAGCACTTTACCGTGAGCAAGCCATTCGCCAAACTTGTGTACACGATCTGCTGTATGCGGAAAGCCGTATTCGTCTTTTTCTTTTGGTACCCAAAACATTAGCGTTTGAGCGAGCTGATATGGTCCGTACCAAGATTCATAAGGTCCAATCTTAATTTTCATAACTCCATTCCTTAATGGCTTCAAAACTCTCCGCAGGATCCATCATGTCAAACTTGCGGGGATAGTGCTTCAACAGGCTACTTGCCTGTTTACGAACTTCACTTGGTACTCGCGGATACTTCTTAGGATCTCTCAAGTCCATTAAGAATCGTTCTACATTTAATACCGCATTTGTTCTTTCAATTGGTAATGTCATGCTAAGTCCGTTATCAGTTTATAGTTATCCCACACTTTTTGCTGTGCAGGATTCATTTCTTCTGGCGGTACAAAACACTCTAACCAGTGGTAAGGCAGTCTACGTGGATGAGCTCCAAACTGACGAGGTTGATGTAACTTGCCTGCATCATATAAACTTATTAGCAAGTCATGCATAGCCTTTTGTCTGTCTTCTAATCCTGCCCATTCAGGATGACTTAGGCCGCCATACAAGTAACCTTCCCAGATTGCTTTCCAGTGATTATCATTACGTGGGTCTATATCTGTTCGTGATACAATTACTAGCACATCGTGGAAGTCAACACGTTCTTCTAGAATATCACGCACACAGCGTGACAAACTCAATCCAATTTTCATACATTCCACTCCTCTTTTTCTTCTAAAGCAAATTGACAACCGTGAATATAATCTCTATCTTCTTCTGATAGAACAGACCAAAACTTACTTACGCTTTCAATTTGCATAGCAACTAATATTGGTTTTTCTAGATGCATATTGCTCTCCATCATGGCTTGCAACTCGTCCATTCTCTGATCTATTTTAATACGTAGTTTGCTCAATGTATAGTTACCTCATCTTCTTCATCATTAGGGTCTATACCAAATACATGTATACACAAATCTACAATAGTGTCTGGAATAGGTTCGTCCTCTTTACCTTTAGGCATCCACAATCCTTTTAACTCACCTGATTGGCCATCAATAATAAGACCATAGTCATCTTCGGTTAGTGAATCTTCAAATTTTACGTAGTCGTCACTCATATTGATGGTCCTTGTAATCTATTAAATCTTCCAATGTTTTAATATAGAACTTTCCGTTCTTAATTTGCATAGTAGTAGTGCCACCATTACTTCTAATATATTGTCGTCCGCCGTCAATCATCTTGCCTTCTACTACTTTATAATCGTGATGTGATTGACTGTAATAGTACTTACCGTCTACTTCGATCATGCCGAACTCAAGTGATTCTACAATGTCTGCATCGGTAATCATAAGATGACCTCTAACGTGGTCGTGATACAAGCCAAAATAACGGTTACCAAACTCAGGGTGTGGCGTTGCTCTATAGTACACATCAACAGGCACATCACTAGCATTAAGATCTGTAGTGCAAACATATGTCACAGGTACTCCGTCTTTTTTACTATAATGTTCTGTAACAAGTGCTACATCAAAATTAGGATTATGTTCAATGTTCATCTGCTTTTACCTTCTTAGCAATAACTTTATGAATACCGGGATTTACTCGTAAAATATTAGGCATCATTTCATGTCTAATATAGTTACGTGTGAATTTCGTATCTTTATTCGACTTGTCTTCGATATAAGGCACTGATTTTAAATCTGCCCAAAGTTCTAAGTCACGTTTGCGGGTAAGGCGAAAAGGACGAATAACATTACGATTGTTATACGGAATAATTTTACCTTGTCCATGCATGCTACTCCATACCCAAGTTTCTACACAATCATCTAAGTGATGTGCTGTCACAATTGGAGAATTAAAACTATGAAAATATTCATACCGTTTAATTCTCCAATACTCTTCCCAACTTTCTCCAGACGCTTTATTGTACTGTTTAGGGATACTACCATACACGAACCCAACATCGTATGCTACGGCCTGTTCTGATACAAATTCTAATGCTTCTTTGCTTGTTTCAGTTCCGTGATCAAAAAAACAAAGTGTTAGATTATGATTTCTATGCAAGAAATCAAATACCGCCATACTGTCTACACCGCCAGAGCAGGCAACAAAAATATCTCTAGGTAGTTTATTTTGAAGTTTGATCATCGCACCACTCTGTCCAAGGAATAATCTCCATGTTATCGCCGTGGCCTTCAGTCTTCAGCATTTTTTGCTCGATCAAACTGTCGATGATCTTGTCAGTTACATTATAAACCGCATGTTTATATCCAAAATAAAACCCAAGCAGAGTGCCTACAATATATGCAAGTAATAACCAACTAGTGCTTTCACTAAAAAACTCCATTATACATTTTCCTTGTCAATAGGGTTACCATAATAATCGTGTGTACCAGCTCTATACGCCTGCTTCCTTTCATCAAGGATTTGAGACGATACCCAACATATCCATCCACCAACAATGCATAATATAATTCCAAATAAAGTTTCCATAGTTATACCTTATAAAGTTTTACATAATTAAGTCTAGTCTCATCGGCACTAAACAAACGGTTTTTTGTATGATCTTTTACTTTTGCTTTAATCCTTTTCATGGACCCAACTTCGTGATCAAACTTGTTCATAAACGAAACTAGGTTACCGTCAATTACACCAGTATAGTTAAAACTTTCCCACCTTGCACTGTAGCGTTTATCTAAAAACTTTATAACGCCTTCAACAGCAGCACCTATAGGAGAAATGTGTTTGCTATCACGGTACTCTATACGAATCTCTTTCTTTAGTCCACTTTCGTGTTGATCACGTTTGATAAATTCTGGAGCAAATGCAATTCGACCCATACCTTTAAGAGGTACTTCTTCTTTGCTAAGTTCCTCAATCATGTCACGTTTAAAATCATCAAGGTCAGCTAAACCAAGCATTACATATCGTTTCATCCACTTACGTGCTTCTTCTACCTTGACATAGTCTTCTTCAGTAGGCTCAAATGTAGGGAAGTCAGTTGGAACCCAGTCAACACCGTTCTTTTTATCATAGTAATAACGCACAAGATCTTTGTTAGGAAATTGTGTTGGCGCTTCATCAAACCGACGAATATCTTTGATGTAAGTTTCCTTGTTAATACGATAAGCCGCATATGCAACAGCAAGTGCATCTGTAAGTTTTACAGTTTTAAGCGGAAGCGGTTTACGACTAATAGGACGATCGTCTTCGTCTTGCAATTCATACGCTAGTTCCATACGCTTAAATTCAGCTTTGCTCATTGCACCCCAATCAAGAGTGTTTGGATCTGGTAATGACATTTTTGTGCCTCTCATTTGCCTAATTTATGTATATATTATAGCAAATAGTGCTAAGGTTGTCAACCTATTTTTTAAACAAATATATACCCTCAGACTTGTATGCATTGTTTAGTTTGTCATTTCCTACACCTGGTCTTACGTTAAGAATCATATCTATTTTCTCTAAATACTTAAATCCTATACTTTCACTAATCTGTTTCCATCTGTCTACAATCTTGTATTCGTTCGGTGGAATTTTGTAGTCAGCAATATTAACAGCATAGTACCCGTCTTTTGCAAGAGCTGTGTATAGCATTTCAACAGTAGGTGATACATAGTTATCAAACCATTCGTCTAAACTAGTACAACTGTTCATACACTGTGTAGGTTCGTCGGTATAAGTTTCTAGATTAAAATAAGGAGGACTACTAAAAGCCGCATCATAATGTCCTTCTTTTGGCTTAAACTGTTCACTAGGTACATGGTGCATTTCATATCCGCTTCCTAGTCCTAATTCAGTCATTAGCTCACCTAGTGCAACAAGTCCATTATATGTTTTCGTATTAGGATCAATACCCGTGTAATGGTATCTTAGATTGCTTGTAAGGGCGCCTAGCATGCGTCCTCCGTAGCCTGAACTAAAGTCCAACACATTACCCATAAACACAGGACAGATATATTCATATACGGCTTTTGCATTAAGCGGTTTGAAGTTTGCAATAGTGCCACCACTCACAAGATCTAATGCACGGCGTATGTTCGCAGGTAGCACACTACGTTCACCTTCATCTCTATACTTATAGCAAAAACTAATTGCTCTTTTTAGCCTTTTGTCGTCATAAAACCGGGATCGCATACTAACCATCTTGTCGTTTTTACTATATGCTTCTTGCATATTAGGAAACCAAAACCTACTGAAGTGTTGTCCTTCAGTTTGCCCTACTCCTATCTTACCATCTGCTACGTTATGCGACTTTTTACCAATTTCTAATAATGCTGTTTTGCACCCTTCAAGATTAAAATATGTAATTGGAATAATATTAATAGAACGGTACAGTTCGAACACTTCATCTTCTATCTTCTGTCGGCCTTCTTCACTTTCTAATAGCCAACGTTCTTTACTGTAGGACTTTAGTTGATCGTATACCTGTTCATATCCTGTATATATTAAGTCTGTAGGTGTTACTCCCCATTCATTACAGATATGATTATAGTATTCAATTATAGTATTTGTCATATATCTTTTTTACAGTTTTTTCATTTTTATAATGAGGTATACGTTGCCAAAATGTTGTGCCGTTAGCAGGACTAGTTGCATTTAATGCTAAAACTAATTCTGTTATATACTCACTATTGTAATATTCTATAACTTTGTCTGCTTCTGTTTTGTCTTTTACACCAATCCAAATAGCATTATGTCCTGTGCCATATTTTGGACTTGCATACTTTAGAACACTTTTTTTGCCTCTATTACCGTTCTTACTAATTACTACTTTGTGTTTACCTACACCTTCTCTAGGTGTAATAATACTTTTATCTACACCTATTGTCTTTTTGTATGGTCCATCTGCCCAACCTACTTGATAAATCAGCTCTACATCGCCGGGGTTATTAACAACTTCTTTTGCGTTGGCATAATACGAGCCGTACTGTGCTTCAAATGGATCTAGTTCTAAGTTAATAATTTCTGATGCATATTGATATTGTTTTAAATTTACACCTGGCAAGTAAATTGGATTATTTACAATAACTGAGTGTTCGTCACTTACAAATTCAACTTTCTTACTTGCTTCAGGAGCAAAGTACATTGCACAAAGAGGTACACTAGTATCAGATACTCCTAAAAACCGATAACGTGTAAGTTCGTGTATATGTGTTGTAGCATATCTACACTTGTTTGGTCGTGTAATAATTAGTGTATTAGGAGCAATTCTTCTAAAATGATGTACAAAGTCATTTGTAGTATTAAATTGCACTCCGCTAACTACACAAGTAACTGTAGTCTCTACGTCTTTAAAGTCTGCTTGAGTAATATTAAATTCAAACGTTTTATCGTTAAGTGCCTTTTTAAAATTAGTTTTACATACTAATACTTGCAAACTATCAATGTCACTAGCAAATATTTGTTTTGTAAAAATGTGCTTTAAACGTTCTTTTTCATTGGGAATACTTGGGGCTAGTGCATCCATTAATCGTTTAACAAGATACAATAAGAGTGTTCCACTACCACATTGTGGATCAAGATAAGTGCTTTCTGGATTTTCTAATATACTAGTATCAATTAAATCCAAAGCTCGATTAGCATCTTTTTCTGTAGCAATACTCTGTATGCTACTACTATCATATGCTTGAATTTGCTTTAGTCGCTTGTCTATATTATTGATAATCATAGTATTGCCCTAATGCTCGATTGACGCCTATTGTGTTAATACTAGGCATTATACTATTCCATTCGTCTACAGTCAAGCCAGTTACTTGTTCAACAATATCACTATCAAACTTTGCTATATCTTGTATCTTTTCTAGCTCAAAATCGTTTGCCCATGCAATATCTGCTAACTTGTAAATTTGTTTCAAACTGTATCTAATACGTGACATTGCAATACTAACTGGATCATTTTCTGTAGGTTCACCCTTCTCGCTAGTACCTGATTTACGTTTTTTGTTTGTGCCTTCTTCAATGTCATTACTGTTTATATCTGTGCTTGCTTTGTTAGTATTAGAATCTTTTTGTTTACCCTCTAGCAACAAACATATCGCATCGTTGATCATATCTTTCTTAACACAGGCACCTATGCGATCGATATGATTAACGATATCAGCAAGGAATTTACTACTAACATCTTTGCCTGTAAGCATATTCCAAGTGTTACCATCATAGTCATATACATCACTAACATCTAACCATTCGCTAATTACGCTTTCTGTAGTTGTATCACTTGAGTCTGCAACTCGTTCACAATAATTGTAAACTACACTTACAAATCGCTCTGGTGCATAGTCAAATACTACAACACTTTCTTTGCCATCTGCAGGTGATTTGCAACGGAAACTACCTTGGAAGTAATCTGCTGCACTCTTATCATTATTAATTTGGTGTACACTCCACCATTCAGGTACAGTAGTACCTTCTAGAAATCTACCACATGTAATAGTAATTGTGCCAGCGCCGCCGTCATGGTCATTTCGTGCAATCAAGTCTTTAACCTGCTGTATGTTTCTAACACCTTTACCACTTGCATTTATTATTTTACGTTTACCAAAGAACGGGTGCGATTGTAATGCCTTAACAAATAAACCAATTGCTTCTACATTATCGGGCAATACAAAAAGAGTATGACGGCAAAGTTTGTCTGCTACCTTACTGTAACGCTTTGGTGGTTTCTTGAAGTTTTGTACAAGGAAGTTAATAAATTCGTTTACTCCCATTACATTTTTAAAAGCGCCGTCTTCTGTAGCAAACAATTTGCTAAATGTAAAACCTTCATCTCCTAGATACTGTTTCACTTTGTCTGGAACATTAACTAGAGCATAGTTTATGTCTGCACGTTTACGGAACTGGTCTGTTAAAAAGTCATCATTGTTTAAGTCAAGTAGTTGCTTACGTATTGTTTGTTCGTCAATGTAATCAAAGTTGTAAACATCTTCAGCACTATATCTACCACTTAGCATTGTCTTGTAAGGTGTACCACTAAGTTCGTATTTCTTTTTAAAATTTAGACTTTTCCAAAGACGCTGTGTATTGTCTGTAGTTGTAGCATAATGCTGCTCATCAAAAAATACTGTATCCCATTCTGTTGCTAGTATGTCCTTTAGTAACTGATTAGGATTATCCCAGTGTTTGTTTATAAATTGCAAACTTACAAAAACAACATCAGTACCAGTAAATTCTAATTTTTTAATTTTTTTATAGTTATGATATTTCCAACCTGAATAGTTAATGTGGTTTTCTTCGCCGCCTGGCAATAGAGCAGACCAACTATCGTTTACTCCTACTTTTGCTGTAACTACTAAGATCTTCTTTGCAGATTGTTCTCGTGCTATTTCGTAACTGATGCGGCATTTGCCTGCTCGCATAATAGCGTTAATAAGCATGTCATCAGATACTTTACTACGTTCTACAGCCCAATCAATTATGTCTTGCTGATAAGGAAAACTATCCCAATCTTCTAGTGCTTCTACACCATTTATAAGTTCGTTTAAAACAGACTTAACAACATTACATGCTTCGTTTGCTGTTTCACACTCTGGAAAATCAAACCATTCACGGTTTTTGTCATCTCTACTTTTTATGTAACCTTTACGTTGCAGAGCTTTGTGCAATACTTTGTCAGTAATATGCACAGGAACTTTACGTTCAAAAACTTTTTTTAGAGGTTCACTATTAGATGTGCCGTCTTGTTGTTCGATACGGTCATCTGCGGTAAGCATTGTTTCGCCTACTTTCAAACGTACATTAAAGACTTCACCGTCAATAGTTGCGATTGACTTTTTGCTTTGGCTCTTAGTTGTGTAGTTGTAAATTGTATGCATTAGTCTAACTGTGTCCATTTATATTTTGCAAGATCGTTTGCTTCAGCCCAACGGATAAACAAACCGGTTTCACGCCCATGAGCTTCTATTTCCCACGGATGGTCCCAGTAGTCTTTTACACACTGTCGGTTATTAGATAACCATTCGCCTTTCCAGCGATGCATACCTAAGTTTATTGATTCATATAATTCGCCTCTAGCAAACTGTTTTACATGTACCATTTCATGTGCAACAGTTTCAAGCATTCTACGCATCTTAACTTTTCTATTAATTTCTACGTCGAATTGACGTGGACGTGATGTATCAGCTTCATCAGCAGGTAATGCATACCCATATGCTGAATCTTTTCCAAAATCTTTAAGGACTATGTTTACTTCAAGAGATTTCATTCTAGGCATGAGTTTCTTGATACAAAACTCAGCCATTGACATTGCTAGTTCACGTTGACGTTCTGAGCCACCTTTGACAAAGATCATAGGAAATATCCCTCTATTTGCTTACATGTTATACAACTATTATAGCATGTAAAGTAGGGTGTGTCAACCTAAAGTCTAAAGGTAATTCTACCTTTTGAGAGATCATATGGACTCATTTCTACACGTACCATATCACCTTGGATCATTTTAATTTTGAATTGACGCATTTTACCTGAGGTATAGCAGGTAATTTCATGGTCATTCTGTAGTTTTACAGTAAACATATTATTAGGGAGAACTTTAACAATTTCTCCCTCTAATTCTATTAGGCCTTTATCCTTCGACATTTTCTTCTTTTTTAGATAATACGATTTGACCTTCTGACCATTCTACTGATAAGACATCGCCTTCTTTCCACCCCATTTTTTCTAATATTTCAGGTGGAATTGTCATATTAACATTATTAGGATCATCTGGGATGTCTGTGAAGATGTCCTCTGCTTTGAATGTAAAATTAGCTGTTTCTTCGCTCATTAAGTACTCCTTAGGTAAATATTTATATGAAGGACGAATATGTTAGTGCCTTTAGAGGCGTTGTCCAACATACGCAAAACGATACAGGATTCACGTTACCTATACACATTGAATCTTATATTGTATTGCTGTTAGCAAATTTTGTCGAGAAACCGGATTTCTTGCCAAACACTTCTTTTGCTGAAAGTTTCTTAAACAACCAAAGTCCGAAAGAACTTGCTGATACTTGTCTTTTTGTATCAGGGGTCTTTCCTGACTTTGGCTCCAAACACGGCATATCTCGCAGATATTATCAAGATATAGGTATATCATCTTATGATATAGTATCCAATACTCTTAACACTGACTTGTTTTCAGATCTATCAAAACACTTTGTATTTCTAAGCAATTTTATAGAACTGTCTACTAGAGAAACTGAAATCAAAGATTTATTCTTCTAGAAGATTATCTTCGTAACCTTCCCAAAATCCTTCTTCTTCAAGCATGTCGTCTGTATACTGTTCAGGTTTATCATGCCACTTCTTATTAAAGTATCCGACAGACGCATAGTACCCTTTGCCAGTTGTATCATTGTAATCATAGTTTGGTTCTAGTTCTACCTTGTCATACCAAACATTTTCTACAAGTTCACACAAGTTCATTTCAATTGAACTAAATGCTAATTTCTTAGGATTAAAATCTTCACCATCGGTTTCTACAAACCAACATGCAAAGCCTCCTTTTTCTCCGCTATGGAAAGCAAGAACAGGAACAACTTTATCTAGGTCTGCTTCTTCTACATGTGTAGTAGCACTTTCATAACTTTCGTCATTATGATATGCTTCTCTACCATACATATGATAAGGTTCAAATTCTACGTCATCGTCATATGCAAAGTCGTCTGAACCATCTGCTGGAACTTCTGTGTACACCCAAGTACCGTCAGCATAAGCATTGTTTTGATGTTCAAATTCATCACACTCGTACCAAGCATAAAATTCGTCTCGAGGTTTTGGTGCATCTGCTAGACCCATATCTTCATCTTCCCATTCATAACTTTGAAGAGTGTCGATAAGATCTGATTCATCTTTATCAATAAAAAATTCAACAAATTCTTTGCTGACTTCTCCAATAACAGATTCTCCACCGTACCTGCCAGCTTCAATTCTAAATCTACGTTTTGCCATAATAGGTCCTCCTTAAGACTCTGTTTGGCGCGGCTGAAGAGATTCGAACTCCTGACCCTTGGTTTCGTAGACCAATGCTCTATCCAGCTGAGCTACAGCCGCGTAATTTATTATATTATAATTGGTTTTCATCTATGTGTCAACCTTGTTTTATAAGTTTTAAAATTTCTTTTAGTAGCTCGCCGTTTCTTACAGCCAATTGTTTAACTCTATCTATTTCAGTTTCGCACTCGTTTAAAAGTTTTTTAATTTCTGCAACATCTTTTGCAATGTGTCCTTGAGTAGGATATCCCATTAGTACTCCAAGTCTGCCGCAACTATAAATCTGTCTTCTTCACAATTTAGTATTCCTGGCCTGTGCCAAGTTTCGCCAGGATAGATCATCCAATGTCCGTGTTTCCAAGGTACAAAGTATTTTCCTTCTCCTTCAACTCCATTTGGTGCAAGCTCAGTTCCTGCTGTCTCTAAATCGTTGTCTACATCTACTGGTAAGTGCAAATAGTAAACTCCACTTATAGTAGTAGTAGAAGTGTCGTGATTGTGATGATGCCACAAGATATCTCTATCTTCGGGATCTTTTAGACTAGTACGGTAACTCCAACTTTGTATATTTTTAATTTTTACTTCCTTTTCCATAAAAGCAAAACACGACCATATAAAACTCATTTTTAGATTTGTCCAATAACTTTGGGGCAAGCCAAAAATGTTTATATTGGTTTGATACTTAGGACTGTTTGTCCAGTAGTTACCTTTTGCAATAAGATGATTAATATCTTTGCACATATTAAAACGCATGTCTGGAGTAATCAAATGATTCCAGTTATAAAATTCATGAACTTTCATTAACTTCCTTTTTTACAATTACACTATCAAACGCAATACTAAATCTTGCGTTGCTACTTTCCTCACTGTGGGCAACAAAGTGCCACATCCAAGACGGAAATACTAAAAGTAAATCAGACTTAGGTGGAATGAATAATTGTTCGCTGTTAAAACTGTTAAAGTTTTTTATGTGTTCGGGTCTAATAACATGTGCTAGTTCATGGTTAGGACTTGTAAATCCTAGCGGGCTAGAATTTTCGTCAGCCTGTGGATAATAGACAGCTGAAAAGAATGCCCCTGGATGCCTATGCATCCTTGTAATTGACTGATTGCAAAAACTGTTGACCCAGAACTGTTTGATACGCTGTTCGTAATCGTCGCTAAATTCTAACTTTGTGTGTAGCTCGTCTAAGAACTGTGTAATCTTTCCTCCTAGTTCGAGGAAAACAGATTCACCTGGGTCAACAAAAATTCCGTCATTATCTTTTACTCGCTCTTTACAAAACTCTATAAGTGCTTCTCTATTTGATACACCTAATTCTTTGTAGGCGATAAAATTAGTAAAGACTGAATCAATCTGCATTAACTTGCTTTCAAGTATTCGAGTATAGCTTCTGGGGAAGTTTCACCGTATGGATCAGTTGGACAGTTATCTTCTTGTCCTGGTTCAACAAATGCTTTTTCAACTACTCCGTCGTTTACAACCATAGCATAGCGCCATGAACGATTGCCAAAGCCTAGATTGTCTTTGCATACAAGCATACCCATCTTTTCAGTAAATTCGCCTGTACCGTCTGGAATGAATTTGATCTTTTTAACTTCTTGATCAATCATCCATTTACGCATTACAAACGTATCATTAACACTGATAACATAAATGTCATCTACATTTTGTGCAATAATATCGTCATATAAATCTTCGAAACCGGGAACTTGGTAGGTTGAGCATGTTGGTGTAAATGCACCAGGTAGTGAAAACACTACAATTCTTTTACCATCAAAAATGTCTTTTGTATTGACAGTTTTCCAATCAAATGGATTTTCGTCTCCATTGTCTTTGTTAACATAAGTGATAGGGAACCCGTCTGTTCTAACTCTATACTTAAAATCAACTTCAGGTAGTTGCATACCTTCTTTCATTAATTTACTCCTAATCAAAAAAAAATGTTAGTAAGGCACTAACATTATTAATTTAGCATCATCTGTATAGTATGTCAACCATTTATGGCTAAATATTAGTATGAATGTAGATCCACAAAACATACACTCTCCTAAAATACCTGAAGATACACAAAAATGTTTATCTTGCGGGGAAGACTGTCATTGTGGTGATGTAAGCAAAACAGGATTATGTGGTAGTTGTACTCACACACTACCAGACGACGACGAGGAAGATACATAACGTAGGGCAACGTTCAAAAAAGAGGGCAACAATATGGAGTTTTTAAAATTAGTAGGCGAAGTAGGTTTTCCTATCGCAGGTGCTCTTGCATCAGGCCTATTTGTTTTTATTACACTTAGATTTATTTTAGACAGTGTTACGGGTTCTGTAAATGGTTTAAAAGGCATGATTAGTGCTTTAGATAACCGTGTGCAAACTATGAACAACGATCTAGTTAAAATAGATACACTTATGAGCTATGCACTTAGCGTAAAACCAAATGTAGATAGAATCGCCGCTAATGAAGGCAAAGAGGACGCAAGGAGAGATTAAATGTTATGGGTAGACTATAATATAGAACAGGGGTCAAACGGTAGTTTTACTATAAGAGGTGAATGGCCCGGTGAAGTTATGGGCAAAGCGCAAGATGGTTCACCAAAAGACCATTACCTTTACAAACCTGGTGATGTTTTTATAGTAAATGAAGCAGGTTGGTTAGTTAGAGTAGACCAACTTACTAGCATGGTAATAGGACACGAGCATAAGGATGAGTTCTAGTATAGTAGAAGCAATTAATCAATATGGTTTTCCAATCATTGCTGCCATGGGTCTTGGTTATTTTGTCTTTTACGTTTGGAAATGGGTTACTACTGAAATCAAACCAGTATTAGGTGAAGCTAGTAGTACATTAATTGCTCTTATTGACAGAATTCGTATGTTAGACAATGATATGATTCGTTTAACACAAAAAATTAATATGGTTTTAGAATTCAAAGAGCAATATGAAAAAATTACAGGTAAAAGTTTAGACTTAGATGTAAGCGAAATAGAAGAAATTATAGATAAGGATTATAAAAATGTTTCAACAGAGCAAGTGGAGCAAGTGGTACGAAAGCCAAAACGAAACAACAAAAACGTGGCTAGATAATCAAGCTATATGGCATGACAAAGATATGGTAATATCTGGTTGTGTTGGTTTTGTAATTGGTGTACTGTTTGGAATAGTTATTTCGTTGTCGCTATAAAGACGCCGTTCCAATCTTTAGGTAGGTCTTGAGTTTTCATATACTCGCAACGTTCTATCCACATTTTATAGTAACCTTCCATTTTAGCATCAAAGTGTCTTTTTAATCTCTCACAAATCCAAATTGCTTCATCAAACTTTTGAGCTCTATATGCTTCATGCATTCTATCATGCATTTCCTTGCTTTTAAGCTGTGCAGGTGTTCCTTTTAAATCTAGAACAGTATGTATTCCTATACCTACACTTTTTCCTTTTACAGCAAGATCATCTACTTTCAAAAAGAACCAATCTTTTTTGCACTGTTTAACTGTTGCTTCTCCAACAAGTAACAAGCATCCGTACTCTTTACATTTGGATTCAATTCTAGCCGCTGTTGAAACTGAATCTCCTAAAACATCATAAGAATGTCGCTTTGTACTACCCATTTCGCCAAGGTAACCCAAGCCGCTATTAATGCCAGCACCCATACCGATGGGAGGTCTACCTTCTTCTTTGAGCGTTTCATTAAATTTCTCCACAGCCTTTAACATGCGTAATCCTGTATCCACGGCTGTATCTGGATGATCAGGATCGTCAGTTGGTGCATTATGAACGTGCATACTTGCGTCACCGATATACTTGATTACCATACCGTCTGAGTCAAGTATAGGCTGTGTTAT